ACGGTCGGTCAAGACTATAAAACCACAATGAACACGATCCAGAATTTGATGAAAACTGGATTGGTGACAGGCACACAATATAAAGAGTTATTGCGTGAGATGGGAGTTCATAGCGGCATGGGTGCTATCACCGCACAGCAACATCAGATTGCGCTCGACTTTCTGAACGAAGCGATGGGTAACGCAACCAAAGGCACGCAAGATTGGGCTGATGCAAACGACCGTGTTTATGAGTCAATGAACAATGTCAGCGAGGCAACTGATTATATTGGAACGAGCGTGCCCAAAGCGATGCAACTTGCCGCTGCTGGTGTTGATGATTTGACAAGCAAGTTAGCCGATGCTGAACTCAACCTATCAGTGGCGGTACAAACATTCTATCAAAGTGTTGGCGATAATCTGGTCGAAGGGCTGCGTGATGCGGGTCTAAAAGGCGATGACCTGATCAGCCGTCTGGAAATACTTGATGGGTTGATGGGCACAAATTACACGCTGGAGTACAAAATAGAACTTGCGACTGGCGACTTGTTAGATCAACTCATCAATGATCCCGATGGTTTCGCAGAGGCGTTGGCTGTCTTTGACGAAGAATACACCTTCCAGATTACGGGCATTGCCGAAGCGCAAGCGGAGGTAGACACTTTGCAGGGCGCGCTTGATGACCTTGAAAAGGAGTATAACGTCTGGGTCAACATTCAGACTCGTGGGTCGATTCCCAGTTTTGGAGGAGGGTATTTACCTGTTACCGAAACTGGTCACGCGATGGGCGGTTACGAGTTAGCCGGTCAACCTTACATCGTTGGCGAAGCGGGCCCAGAATTGTTTATCCCTGATACGAATGGCAGAGTCTATTCTAACGCGTCAAGCAGTGCAATGTTAGGCGGAGGCAATGGCGATCTGTTAGCAGCACTCGGAAGGCTGCCTACCGCGTCTGATATTGCGCTGGCGGTCAGAGACGCTTTGTTGATGGTGGGCGTATAATGAAATACGACTCGATAGCGTGCGAGTTCTATCTGCAAGGTAAGTGGGTTGACCTGAATGACTACCGACTTCAAGCGGCTGGTATCACTGGTTCGATGGGAATACGAAGCTCGAATCCAATTGACAGAGTCGCTTCAACCGGACAATTGACGCTTGTACTGCATAACGTGAATAATCTCTTTACTCCAGGTCACGCGAATTGTATGTCGGGATTCCAGTCGGGGATGAAATTCCGGCTGCGGTTGACCTACGAGGGGCGGACTCGCACCCGCTTTTATGGCGTTGTGCCGCCTAATGGTATCGAGATCGACACAACGCAATTCATGACGGTGACGAGGGTCAAGGTGCTCGATTACATGGAGCAGATGGCTATTCACCAACTCGACCTGCCTGCCTATACCACTGACAAACGACTGGAGCAGGTTGTCGCGCTCATTCTCGCAAATATGCCGATTCAACCGCTTTCTGTGTCGTATGGTACGGGGCGTTCTACCTTCAAAAGCGTGTTTGACACCTTGCGCGATAAAACACGGGCGATGCAGGAAGTCAGTAAAGCGACCTTATCCGAGTTGGGTTATGTCTATGTCAAGCAAACAACTGATTCCGATGAAGTGCTGACAGTTGAAAATCGGGGCTTTCGTTCCGGCAAGGCGTTAGCGCAAGTAAGTGTTATCGACAGCCCGACTGCTGATATCAGAATTACGCAAGCCGGTGACACTCGAATTACGCAAGCCGGTGACGTGAGAGAAACACAAGACGAATTTCCTACGGTTGACGCGGTGTTCAACAACAACTACCGTGGAGTTGAAGTAAAGCACGCCGAATCCTACTACAACCAGGTGGACTCAAAAGCATACCCTCGCAAAGTTGACACAAGCGACGTGGTGCTCTTTGCGCTTGAACGACCGCTTGAAATCGGCGCGTATCAGACTGTCACGATGAAGGGGCGTTTCCGTGATCCAAACCAGGAAGCGCAAACAGTTGCCGCTCTATCCACAGTTGCGCCTGTGTCTGGGACGGATTACATCTTCAACACGGAAGAAGACGAATCAGGCTCGAACATTACCAGTGACTTGAGCGTGACGGCGGTTTATGGCGCAAACGGTGTCGATTACACGTTGACCAATACCGGCGCAATAACAGGATACGTCACGCAGTTACAGGCACGTGGCAAGGGCGTTTATATCTACCGCCCGGTTGAGATATTGCGTGAAGACGAAGCGTTGGTTGCGAATGACGGCGCACGCACGCTAAACCTCGACCTGCCTTACCAGGATAACCCGCTCGAAACCACCGACATCGCGGTTGCATTGTTAGACCGGCACAAGGCGAAACACACCACTATAAACAGCATAACGCTTATTGCCAACCGGAACGACAGCACAATTTTTGGCTATGACGGCGAAGTTGTCACTTATTATCCCGACTTTCTGATCAACGCGTTTATGGATTTGAACATTGGCGACAAGATAAAAGTTGTTGCGCCGAGCGTGGGGATAGAGCAAGACTGTTTCATTCAGTCAATTGATTTCACAATAACATCGGGTGATATTGTGACCTACACCTACGGATTACAAGACGCGATGTACGAGACCTACGATGTCTGGATTTTAGGCGACAGCACTTACGGCGTTCTCGGTACGACCACGATTTTAGGCTATTAGGAGGCTAAATGGCATATACAACACCACGAACTTGGCAGACCGGCGAAGTTGTCACAGCGGCAATGATGAACGCGCAAGTAAGCGGCAATGTTGCTCACGTGTACGCACTCGCACAAACAAAAACAGTAATGATTGAGGCGGTTGGCGTGGAAGAGCCGACGTACAAAGGAACGGTACACAGGTGGATTGTGCCGTCTGCATTGAGCGGCGGCGTGATAACTGCATTTGACGCAGCCGTTTCGACCGCAGGCACGGCTGGCACAGTCATTGTGCAATTAGAACGAAACAGGGGCGGTACGGTTAGAGATGTGCTCTCAACCAGAGCCGTCATTGACGCTAACGAATACTCGTCTTACACCGGAACATCCGGCGTCATTGATTCGACCTACAGAGACCTTGCAACCGGTGATTGGTTGAGCGTGGTTCTGGATGATCACGGTGGAGGCGGGCAAAAGGGCTTGTATGCCATTGTGACTGTGAGCGTCACGTGATTGTCAACACTTCAAACGTTAATTACGTTACCACGCCGACTTTCAACCTTCCGGTCGGCACGAACCGCTATGTCCTGTTTATGCTCGCAGATGGGACTGACAGCTATTCATCCTATCCGAACATCGTCACAATTGCCGGAACAGTAGCGACAATGATTGTGCAAACAGAACCAAGCCCGACTCAAGCAGCCGCAATGTGGGGAGCGAATATCCCTGACAGCACGGCAGCAGGCAATTATACGATAACCTTTGATGGAACAACTTTCCAACGCAAATTTATTGCCGTATTCACAGGCGTTAGCAGAGATCCGATTGTTGATGCAGTCGCTTTTAAGTCGAGTGTTTCCAGCAGTGACGGTGATACTCTCGCGGTTGATTGCGTTGGCGGAGGCTGGGTGCACGACATCGTTTTTGCAGACGCGGCAAAGACCGCGGGGGCAAACCAGTCCGTCATTTACAACACGACCAACAGCGGCGTAGGCGTTAGTTACAAGAGCGGACTCGCTCACGGCACAACCTCGATGGCTTGGACGTGGACTGACTCACGCTTTGCTCACGCGGTTGTGAGTTTGCGCCCTTATCGCCCGACCGGCGGCGTAGTTATCTTTTAGGAGGCATTATGGCAAACAAGAAAATCACAGACCTGACAGAACTAACCGTAGCGGCATCTGATGACTATCTCGAAATCGTTGACACCAGTGCGAACACCTCCAACAAAATCTCACGTGAGAATCTGGCAGGCTGGCACTTCCTGACCTCGCCTTTGACTTCAACCGCGTGGGATGGTGATTCATTCAGCACCACCGCAAAGACCAAGATTGATTTGAGCGTTGTGTTTGGCGTTCCAGCGGGTGTAAAGGCAGTGTTAGTGCGCTTGGCTGCGAGAGACTCGGCCAGTTACGCAAACGCTGGTCTGTATATTTCGCTTAGTCCAACGGATGCTGCTGGGGGAGCGGCTATCCTGCGCCCTGCGGGTATAGTTAATGACGTATATACCGATGGGATGTTTATAGTGCCCTGTGACGCTAACGGGGATGTGTATTATCAGATTGCCGCAAGTGGAACTGGAACATTGGATGCCATTATTGAAATTTGGGGGTATTGGCTATGAAACCAATAATCGACATTTCATTCTGGCAACCCCCGCTCACGATTGACTACGATAAGTTAGCCGACCAAGTTGACGGCGTGATTATCAGGGCGGCTTACGGCACGGGTGAAGACACGAAATTCGACCAGCATTACCTCGAATTGAGCGCAAGGGGCGTTCCGGTGGGCGCATACCACTATCTTATCGGCTCGCAGTCAATGAGCAAGCAGGCAAGCGCGTTCAATGAGATCACAGCCGGAAAAGAATTAAAACTCGGCAGGTGGATGGACGTTGAGGACACTCGCTCTGGCACAAGGCTTTACCTTAATCAGGTTTTAGAATACGCCGCTTTGATGCCGGACATGGGCATTTATACCAGCCGCTCAAAATGGCACGAGATTATGGGCGGAATGTACCTGACAGACCGCAAATTGTGGGTCGCGCATTACACCACTGCTTCTGCTCCTTTGATGCCAGTCGGCTTCAGTTCTTATTGGCTCTGGCAATATTCGTCAACTGGCAAACTCGATGGGTATAACGGCAATCTGGATATGAACCGCTTTGGCGGAAGTGAGCAGGAATGGCTGGCTTGGATCGGTGAAGAAGTCCCGCCTGAACCAGAACCACCAGTTGAGGTTGAAGACAAGCTGTTCGATGCGAAGGTCACAACGACTCCTCCTAACCGCCTGAAGACGCGCTACACTCCGGCTGGCTTAGTGCGCCCTGAAGCGGACTGGCTGCAATCTCAGGCGATCGTTCCGGTGTACGAGACGCACTCGACCGGCTGGTGGAGGGTTGCGGATGAAGCGTGGTCTTCTACGCAGTGGCTGGCGAGAGTGGGCGAAGAACCGCCTACACCGCCACAACCGCCGATGGTCGGGGATTACGCCTATTACGGCGGAGTCTATAACCAACGTGACATTCGTTGGGCGGCTCATCCGCTTGGCACGCGCAGCACTATCGGCGCGAACGGCTGTTTGATGACCTGCGTTTCTATGGTCTGCAACCACTTCGGGCACGCAAGCAATCCGCTCCAATTGAATGACTGGCTCACGAATAACGAAGGCTATCTTGACGGCAACCTGTTTCTGTGGGCTTCAATTGAACGGCTGTATCCCGATATGAAGTTTGACGGATTTGTCTATAACCCGACTCGTGCTCAAATTGCGGCGGCTATCCGTTCAGGCACGCTCCCGATTTTGTACGTGGACTTTGACGATAAGACCCCTCTAATTGAGATGCACTGGGTGCTGGGGATCGGCGTCACGGACGATGATGTACTAATTGCAGACCCGTGGACTGGCACAATTGGAAAACTTAGCGAGATGTACCCGAAGAGTGTTATCCGCTATGGAAGTTACAAAAGGCGATAATGCCTTCATTAACAAATTAGAAATCGATCTTAGGAGGATCAAATGGCAACTTACACAAAATTTCAATGTTTCGTAGAAGACCTTGCAGAGAAGAAGCACAATCTTGCAAGCGATACCCTCAAGGTGGCGTTTTCCAACGCTTCCAATGCCCCATCTGCATCGGCTGATGTCAAGCTGGCGGACATTACCACAATCGCCACGACCAATCTGGACAGTGTAACTTTGACCGTATCGAGCTCAAGCCAGACTTCCGGCACGTACAAGTTGGTGGTTGCGGACAAGACCCTGACTGCGACAGGCGATGTACCAGCGTTCCGCTATGTGATTGTTTACAACGACACCGCCGCGAACAAAGAGCTAATCTGCTTCTTCGACTACGGCTCGGAAGTGACATTGCACGCCAACGACACGTTCAAGCTCGACTTCGGCACAGAACTGTTTAGCTTGGCTTAATCGGAGGTAATAATGGCAATCGTATACTGCTCATGGGCAACTGGCGACGATACCAACGGCACGGGTACGGCTGCCGCTCCATACAAAACAATCACCAAAGCCAGCACGGGCTTAACGGGTGGCGATGAGGTCAGGGTTGCTAAAAGCCCTGACCCAACTGCCTTGACTGGCACGACTGCATGGACATTGAATGGTACAACCGTTACTGGCACTGACACGCTCTTTACGACCGAGTTGGCAATCGGCGACTTTATCTCTGCTCCAGACGGCGGTTGGTACGAGGTCATTACCATCGGCTCGAATACCAGCGCGACGCTTTTTAAGAAATATCCGTCTGCAAGCGCAAGTGGGCACTCGAGTCAAAAACTTGGAGTGACAGATACAGGTGCAGCGGCATCGGGTTCAACGCAAATTCAAGTTGTGAGTTCAAGCGGCAACTCAACCACTCCACTTTATATTTCTGGTGGATGGGACTTATCCACCGAAACGCAAACAGGGCAGACGTGGTTTCGGCAGATGCACGGAACGTTCAATACCCGTAATGGCTATGGGCTGTATATAGCGAGCAAGAGTTATACTAATTTGGATAAGCTCAACTTCTTGCGCTACACCTACGGCATCTACTTCAACGCCAGCAACAACAACACCATCATCAGCGCAACCTGCAACTCGAATGGCTCCGGCATCTACTACACCAGCAGCAACAACAACACC